TACTGTAGATGGGTCAAATACTACAAAGTTGCGTGTGCCTTTGCCTGCACTTCTACTGCCTTCGTCTAAATATTTAATGCCGGGTATGCCAGCCTGTAATAATTCTTTTTCTAAATTAGGATTAGAGCCTCTAGAAAATTGAATAACTTGACCTATGGTTTCAAATGACTCTGGATGGTATGGGTTTTTACTTGCACTTAATTTTTGTTTTAATGGCTCAATAATTGCAGCTTCTTTTTCTGTCATTTTTGACAATGGCTTATCCCAATCAAGCATATTAGGGATGTGTTCGTCAGGTATATCTACTTTGTATAGGTTGCCTTCGTGTGGCAATTCTTTAAATGCAGTTTTTTTAGGTATGCTATTTAATGTTTCAAGCGTTTTTTTCCAGCCTTCAATAGTTTTTTCTCCTGCGGACATAGCATTTGGGTCATCAATCCAAGATTTAACCATGTCTTTTGCACTTTTAAGTGTTACACCATTCCGACTTAATAATGTTCCAGCATGATATTCAGGTGTGCCAGCTTCTAACTCTACGCCATTTAATGTTCTTCTTGTTGGCAATAAACTACCGCCAGCAGGGTCTAGCTTTTGATATTCTTTAGCTACCGCAGGGTTTTCAGCAAAATACATACCATGACCATAGGCTTGAGCCCCTTCGCCAGTTCCTACTTTGCTTATGTCAAATGCGCCTTGAATCTTATGTGGAGTGCCATGCCATGCAGTTAAACCACCAATATTAGGCATTAACTGAGTTAATTCAGCTATTGCTTCTGGGCGGTAATTTGGGTTTGGCTGACCTGTACCAAAGTCAGTTTTATTCCAACTGCCAATAGCGCTGTCTAATGCAGCTTGGTTTGTGGCTAATTGCTGTGGCAAATTACGAAAATGCTCTTTTATAGGGTCAGCAAGGGCTGATTCCGTAGGTGGCGTATAACCAGTTCTTAGCAAATCCGATAATGTTGCCATAATTTCACGCTATATCTGGGTCGTGAATCTTGTTTATAGCTGTCAATAATGCAGCTTTGCGCTTCATGCGCTTGTTTTCTAGCTCTTGTAGCTTGTTGTATTTATTAGCTACATTTTCTTCAGGCTTTTTCTTGTCCGCTTTGCCTTTAACGGATGGTAGTGTAATAGCCATTACATATCCTTTTCAGCATCACGCTTGCCTAAGAAGCGACCATAGGCTTCTTCTAATTTGGCTTTGCGTTTGCCTTTGGCGTTATCACGCTCAACATTCAGAGCAATAGCTACTGCCTGTTTTTTAGGCTTTCCAGCTTTCATTTCAGCTTTGATGTTTTTGCCGACTGATTGGACTGAGCCAGATTTGTCTAAAGGCATAGTATTCTCCTAGTTTCTGATAGTATAAAGCCAATTCTAAAGGAAAACATGGACTTTAACGAGATTTTTAAAGAGCTGTTTAGTCTGACAAAAGACGGCTCTATTCCTAATACATCCCCATTAGCTGAGAAACTTCGTAACCTTCCAGCGTTTGCCATCAATACAAAATTGTTTGGGCATGAACTAGCAGAGAAATACTACGGTTATAAGCGTTTACCTGAAAAGCACGATGCTTTTACTCAAGGTTGGAAAGCCAGCGTTTATGATGATTTTTTGCAAGAATGGTTTATCTCTACCTGTGAAGAACTCAAGATTGCTCCTGTCTTGCACCGCAAAGTCTGGGAAGAAACCTATGTAGTCAATACATTACGGTCTAAGCTCAAGTCCGGTATGAAAGGCATTGTGTTTGGAGTTGGTGAAGAACGACTGCCTTCCCTATTTGCATCTTACGGTTGTGAAATTGTGGCTACTGACCTTAACCCCAATGAAGAAGCATCTCAAGGTTGGGCTGCAACTGCTCAACTTGGGTCTTTAGATAAGATTTATAAGCCTGACCTGATTGATAGAGAATCTTTTGACCGCCTTGTATCGTTTGAATACGCTGATATGAATAATATTAGTGAACACTTACATGGACAGTTTGATTTTTGTTGGACTCTATGTGCCTTTGAGCATCTTGGGTCTATAGAAAAAGGGCTGCAATTCATTGAAAATACAGGGAAATTGCTAAAGTCTGGTGGTATATCAGCTCATACAACTGAGTTTAACTACAGTCAAAAAGAGTCTACGATTGATAACTGGGGTACGGTTCTGTTCCGTAAGAAAGATTTTGAGTCTTTGTATGCAAGGCTGTCTGACTACCAACTACCGCCAGCTAACTATGATGTAGGGGTAAACCCTGTAGATTCATTTATTGATATGCCTCCATACGCTTGGCATGAAGGTCATAACGAAAAACTAAACCATTGTCACCTAAAGCTCATGGTAGACGGCTTCCCATCTACCTGCTTTGGTGTGTCATTTCAAAAAGCGTAGTTTGTAAGTAGTAGAGTCAATCTGGTCAGCGATTGCATCTACTAAATTGCAAAGTTGTTCGTCCTGTGGAAGGTCAGCTCTAGCTTCTGCGACAAACTTTTGTAGGCTTTGTAGGTATTTAACTGCATCTTTAGGCTGGTGATATACGCTTGGGAAAGTCGTAATCTTGTCGTAAGCGCCCATGTAAGCCTCTACATAAGCATCTACTAAATCTACGATTTCGTCATAGTATTCGCCTAAAGCCATGTGCTTGGCAAAGGAATTTGTAGACCAATGAAAGAAATGGGTATTGGTTGCGCTATGCAACAAGGTTGCTGCAAACAAAGCTACATTATCGTTCATGGTTTTTCCTTAAAAAGATGCCCCAATTAAGGGGCAAAAGCCTCACGCACCTTCATTATCGTCCAATACTGAAATATAGACAAGGCATCCACCGCCTTTTTTTATTTCACCGCGATGGACAATAAGCACGTCAATTTGCTCGTCATTATCAAATACGCCAGCATCTGCCAGAGCATCCCATAACGCCTTAATTCTGTTATCTATGTCTTGTTTTCTACGGTCTTTGGGGTACAAAGTTACCTGAAACTCTAGCCTAGCATTACCTAGTTTAGGTACTGCGTATTCAGCTACATAATCAGATACCGCTTCTTTAAACGCAACTCCAGCTTTACTGACGTATCTGCGATGACCATGCGTACCCCAGTAATGGTTTATAGATGGTGGTAAAGGTAGGTTAAGAACTAGCATTTAGTCTATCTTCCACCTTTTGCAACAACTCCTCGAAAGATACGGCATATTCACGTTCAAACCGCTTTGTTCCGTAGCCATGTACTCCTGTATTTCCTCGATGATGCTCGGTACATAAAGGTAAGCAGGGACTGAGGCTTCGCTTATTACCGTATCTTCTGACGTGATGTAGCTCGACTCCTTGTCCTTCTGTGTCGTACCCAAGATAGGCGCACAACACGCAGCCCAATCTAGCCAACTTAGCATAGTGTTCTTTCTCAGCTTTAGTCATGGTTTAAGTCTGTTTGTGGAATCCAATAGCAAGGTGGACGGTTTGGGTCTAAGCTGCCCCAGTATTTCTCTTGTTTGCCGTCTTTTGCATATATCCATCCACGAATAATGTAAGTACCGTTTAGACCGGTAAGCAAATAAAACTTTTTATCGTCTTTGTCTTTAGGGTCAATTCTGAGTCTACCACTCATGTAATGGGTAGCGCGGACATCTACAGTACCTACATCAGGTTCATTATGTGGTCTTTTGTTCCAATAAACTCCAAGATGCTTGGCTAAAGCACATTCGGACAAAGCGCCTTCTATGTGCCGTTGCCATGCAAGTTCTTTCTTTTCGCCTAATTTCTCATGGTTTTCCCAATTAATATCTTCAATCTGTCTTTGTACTCCGACCATTGAAGCTATCTGGATTTCAGCGTAAGTCAGTTGAATCTTAGTCATCAGCCACGTCTTGTAGTTTTAAAGTCATTTCTACCATGTCTGTAGCTATTTGATAAGCTAAAGCTGTTTGCCTTTTAAGCATTGCATTTTCGTACTCTTTGCTTAATCTGCGTAAAACAATTAAAGGTAATGAATAGTCTTTCATTGGAGAACTCTTGGGCTAGGTGGTGATGGTGGAGATGGTGGAACGCTATAGCTAGGCGTTCCAATCGCATATCCGCTAGGGGCTGTTACTTGAGTTGGGTAAACCGTCAAGGTTTGGGTTACATAGCCAGCGTTATTTACAACTTGGGCTTGGTTTCCCTGAACTTGTACAGTTCCCTGTACATAGCCTTGAGGATTAGAAACTACATAGGTCTGAGCTTGGGCATCAGTAAGGAATAGCCCTACGGCTACTCCACCTAAAAATATCATCACTTCTTTCATCACTTGCTCCTTAATTTAAATTTAACGGCAGATTGTTACCCATTGGCAGCCACCGCCACCGCATACATACTGTTGCCAGCAGTTTGCGTATTGAGCCATAGCAAAACCAACTACAAAAAATGCTGCTACTGCTACAAGTGCTTTTTTCATGGTTTTCTCCTTAAAATGGTACATCGTCTTTAAACTCTTTTGATACCTGTTGCGTAGGGATTGCTTTATCTTCCGGAGGATTTAAGTAAGCCAATAAACCGCCTTCTTTCATTGCAAACAATGGCAATGTTTCTAATTTAAGCATAAGACCATGTTTGGTTTCCATGATTACGCCAATAGACTGATAACGCTTCTTGGTTGTACCGTCTTTGTCTTGGTACTCTGATACTGCTGCTTTTACAAAATATTGAATTGCCATTATTGATTCTCCATTAATTTAACTTCTGCTGCTACTTCATCTAAAAACTGATTAATCTCTGCTTCCATGTACAAAATGAACTCAGGGTCTCTAGGTACATTGACTATTAAAAGCTGGCTACGCTCTGGCATTCTAGGGTCAAAACTTACAAAATCGCACCATTTAGCCCCTGTTACTGACATCTGCGCTTGCATCTGAATAAAATACTTTTTAGGTGGTTCTTTGGTTTTAAAGTATTCCCAATGCGTAGCGGAATTAGGGCATTTAATTTCTAACAATCCATCTTTACCTACCAATCCATCAGGACTGCAACCAAACCCTTCAATAGTAGGATGGTCAATAAATGGCACTTGGTCTACAAAGTTATGCGTATTTACTTCGTAAGCTACCCTGGCTTGTGGCTCTGTTTGCGTACCCCATTCCATAGCTGCATTGGTATATGATGGTTCTATGGTCTTTGTGGTTCGCTGCAAGGCAAGCTCAATCAGATAGTTATTGCGACTAGCTGAAGGACCTGTCTTTGTCTTTGCAAGAATGTCAGCCACCCTAGAAGCAGTTACTTTGCCTCTGCGTAGCTCATGCCATTCAGGAGTTCCCTGCTGTACGGCAATCCTATCTTCTGTAGTAAATGTGGTCATGACAACTCAACTTTCTTTAAGTCTTTAGCGTTAGCAATCAACTGGACTGCATTTTTGTCTTTAGATACAGCAACATAGGCTTTTCCGTAGACATCTTTAAGCTGGTCAATAGTTGTGCAATTTTTAATAGAATCTACCCATAACTGAGCATCTGCTGTTAAATCAGGTGTTGGCTCATCAGGTATATCTTCACCGGCATAGATATACAAACCAATACCATGCAGGGCAATAGCTTTAGCTAAGCAGCGTTGCATAGCTGTATTGACTGCAAAAGCATCAGGGTTTGCAATAGCTTTGTTTTGAGCATTTAGCACCGGCAACTGAGCTGTCATGGTTTTGCCAAAAGCTGTTACTGAGCAAAATACCATCAAGGTATCGCCAAAAGCCATAGGTGCTTGGTAATCCCAAGTAGCCATAGGGTCAGCTTGTAATAGCTGGTCTACAGCCCAAGCCCATGAAAGGTAGGTAAATTTACCTTTCTTTTCTGTGTGTTCGTTTACATTAATCTTGCGTAGTTCTAAATATGACATCACTTTCTCCTTAGTATTGACCGGTAATCTTGCCAGTTGCGAAACCTTCCATGTATTCGTAAGACATATTCCACAACTTACGACCTAGAGCTTCAAAGTCACGCTTCTCAAGCATTTCTTCAAGAGCTGCAATATCGTCTTTGTTTTGTGTAGCTGCAAAAGCCTCGTTGAAGTTTTCCCATTTGCAAGGGTTGTATTCATCCTTCATAAGCTCGGCTACTTCTGCTTGTAGCTCATCAGAATCCATGTAGTCATCTTCAGGCTCGTAGTAGGCATCGTGTCTGTTCATTCCCATGTTAAGCACCCAACGCAAACATCGCGCCCAATACGATACCTAGAAGAATTACGCCTACCCATTCAATAATTGCTGTTTTCATCACTTACTCCTTAAATTGTTTTTGGAAATGCAAAATGGTCAGAAGATTCGCTAAAACAATCTAATTTGCCATCAACATAAACAGCAAAAAAATTAGTTGCTTTTAAAGCTAAATCAATAGCTTGATTTGTAGCAATGTTACGAGTTTCATTAGACTCGAACTGGTCAATGATTTGACCTTGTTTGTTTGTAACTTGAACTTTCATCACTTACTCCTTTACTTGTTAAGAGCCTCCAGTATATACCATATTTTTCTTTTGCAACAACTTTTTTCAAATATTTATACAGTTTTTCTTAGGTGATTTCCCTACCCATTAAAATGTTTGCAAATTATCTTTAACCAGAGTATATTTCAAAAAAAGGAGATTTTATGAAGCCAACTGATTTATTAAAGATTGAATTTGGGTCTTTAAAGAACCTAGCTGACAAGCTGGAAATACGCCCAAATACCGTTGTTTTATGGGGTCAAACCAAGATTCCATTTAAGTATTTACGACAAATTGAGGAGCTTTCTGAGCTTCGTTTGACTAGAGAACAGTTAAGACCTGACCTTTTTAAAAAGGACTGAGATGAACTTTTACCCTTTTCATATAGGGGATTACATCAGCCATACCAGCCATCTTACCGATGAGGAAGATTTGGCTTACCGGAGGATGATTGACCTTTATTACATGACTGAAGCACCGCTTATTAACGATTCTGAATGGATTGCTCGTAAAGTTCGCTCAACTCCATCTATTGTTTATGAGTTATTGCATGAGTTTTTTGAGCTTGGTGAAGATGATTTATGGCATAGCTCAAGGGCAGATAAAGAGATTGCTAAGTATCAGTATTTGTCAGAATCAGGCAAAAAAGGTGCAGAAAAACGATGGGGAAATAGGGATGTAAAGGCTACCAATAGCCACCCCATTAGCCACCCTAATGCCACCCCAATAGCAACCAAGACCATTACCAAGAACCAAGACCATATAAATACAACTGAAGGTGTAACTGAGTCTGTATGGAATGACTATTTAAAAATTAGGAAGGCAGCTAAGAAACCGATAACCGATACAGCGCTTAAAGGTTTGGTAAGAGAAGCTGGTAAAGCTGGCAAGACTTTGAATGAAGCATTAGTAATTTGTTGTGAAAGAAGTTGGTTAGGATTTAAAGCAGAATGGCTTAAAAGTGATGTTCAACAAGTGGAGAAAGTGAAATTTATATGATTGGTCAAAACGCAATTACTAAAGATTCAGAAGATGTCATTGTTGTTGTAGGGCAAAACCCTACATGGTTTAACGGTATACAAAGCGGAATTCCGTTGGTCTATACCCAAAAATCAAGACCTAAGCCTAATGACCTTGCAATCCTTAAAGGTAAAAGGGTTCAGCTAATCCATGCTCATGGTACTGACGAGTTGTTTGCAAAGTGGTATGTGGAGATTGCTAATACAATGCCAAGCCAACTTGTAGCTATGGATTCTGAAGGAGAAATATTTTGCGGATAGCTGAGGACATTGATTTTGACCTTTACAAAGAGACCGAAAACATCCGGAACAGGGTAAGGGAAAAGTCAGAATTTACCGATGAAGTAAACCATTACTTTGCTACTAGAGCTAACGGTATTGATGGAGATAAGTTGCCATTCCACAAGACCGACCAGCTCATAGGGTTTCGTAAAGCTGAAGTCAGTATCTGGGCTGGTGAAAACGGTTCAGGTAAATCCATGATGCTTGGACAACTCAAGCTAGGATTGCTTGCTCAGAACAAAAAAGTGCTTACTGCCAGCTTGGAAATGCAGCCTTACAAAACACTTGCTCGTATGGCTAGACAAGCAACTGGCAAGCCAATGCCTTCTAAAAGCGATATAGAGGCGTTTTCAGCGTGGAAAATGGACATGGGGTATCTGTATGACCATGTAGGTCGTTTAGAGGCGTGGCAAGCCATTTCCTTGTGTCGGTATTCTGCTAAAGAATTAGGCATCCAGCACATCATTATTGATTCCATGATGAAGTGTGTTCGCGGAGAAGATGATTACAACGGTCAAAAAGACTTTGTAGATGCCTTATGCGATGTAGCTAAAGAAACTAACTTGCATATTCACTTGGTCCATCACCTTAGAAAATCAGGTGAAGGTGACAAGATTGCAGAGAAAAAGGACATTAAAGGCTCAGGAATCATTACCGACCTTGTAGACAATGTGTTTCTGATAGCTAGAAACCGTAAGAAAGAAAAAGAAACAGAAGCAAATCTTTTGCCAGATAACACCAAACCTGACACATTTTTGGTATGTGCTAAGCAGCGTAATGGCGAATGGGAAGGTACTTTAGGGTTTTGGTATGACAAGAGAAGCCTTCAATTTACAGAAGAATTTGGTA